GGATGTGAAAGAACTACTCAAAAATGCCATATTATACCTAAGTCGTTAGGCGGTAGTGATAAACCTGAAAACATCGTTGCGCTTTGTGCAATGTGTCATGATGAAGCACCGAATGTTCCCGATTCAAATGCTATGTGGAAATGGATTGAGAATACTACTAAATATGGTGGACTTTATGATACTTATTGGACTTTTATGGCAATGAAATCTGTTGCATTGCAAAAAGGCCTTACAATTGACGAAATGGTCAGCAAAATTAACTTTCATAAGTTGCAAGAACATACTAAAGAGATTGGCCTTCATTTTGGTCAATATAGTGGCGGAGCACGAGTAACATTATCGACGATTGAATGGGTTATGAATACATCAATGGATCAATGAATCGTGCGGGTACTGGTGGAGACTCAAAACTAATATGAGTCATCGAGGTTCGATTCCTCGAGCTTGCATCCGCTAATTGTGGCGGAATTAGGAGAAGAATAAGATATGGATTATGCAGAATTCTTGGCTAGTAAACATAAGTCAGTTCAATTTGAATCAGTACCTGAATCAGAAATGCCTGAAGAGCTATTTGATTATCAAATAGCAATAATAAAATGGGCATTGCGCAAAGGTCGAGCATGTATTTTTGCCGGTACTGGACTTGGCAAAACAATTATGGAATTGGTATGGGCTAATGCCGTAGCAAAATACACTGGCAAGCCTGTTTTGATTCTGGCTCCATTAGCAGTTGCTGATCAAATTGTTGCCGAAGCCGAACGATTTGGCTTGCATGCAAGGCGCGCATCTTCTCCAATTGAATGCGATCAGCCAATTATCTATGTCACGAATTATGCCAAGTTGACTAGATTTCAAAATGGTGGAATGTTTGGCGGTATTGTGCTCGATGAATCATCAATCATTAAGCATCATGATGGAGGCACTAAAAAAGAATTGATTGACTTTTCGCAATCAATTCAGTTTCGCCTTGCATCAACAGCCACTCCCGCTCCAAACGATTGGATGGAATTGGCGTCGCATGCCGAATTCTTAGGTGTTTGTTCGCGCGCCGAAATGCTTGCGACATATTTTGTGCATGATGGAGCGGAGACTCAGAAATGGCGATTAAAGGGCCATGCTGGTACTCATTTTTGGAAATGGGTATGTGAATGGGCAGTTCTTTTGCAGTCGCCATCTGATTTAGGTTATGACGGATCAATGCACGTTTTGCCAAAATTAGAACAGCATTTGGCAATGATTACCAGCGACCAGAAAATGCCTGGAGAATTGTTTGTTCTTGAGGCACAAACATTGCAAGAGCGACTTAAGGCAAAACGGATTACTACTAGCGAACGTGTTGATAAAGCTAAAGAAATCGTCAACGCTAATCCTAATGAGACGTGGGTTGTATGGTGCCATTTAAATGGCGAATCGGAAGCTCTTGCCAAGGCGATACCATCCGCAGTTGAGTTGCGCGGCAATCAAACGGAAGAAAGGAAAGAAGAGATCCTTCGCAATTTTGCAAATGGAAAGATCAAGGTTTTGATTAGTAAGCCATCGATGTGTGGTTTTGGCTTGAACTGGCAGCACTGCGCCAGAATGGTTTTTGTTGGTCTCAATGACTCATGGGAGCAAGTCTATCAAGCAATTCGCCGATGTTGGCGCTTTGGCCAAAAAAGAGATGTACACATTTATTTTGTTGCCGCTGACATTGAAGGCAATGTGGTTGCCAACATTGAAAGAAAAGACATGCAAGCCAAAGCAATGGCGCTGGAAATGATTCGTGAGACTAGCGTATTTACCGAGATTGAACTTAATAGAAAGGATCGGTTGCAAGTGGATTTTAGAACAGACTTTGATGGCGATAAAAATTGGGAAATGCGATTAGGAGATTGCGTCGAGGAAACCAAAACGCTTTCTTCAAATTCAATCGATTATTCAATTTACAGCCCTCCGTTTGCCAGTCTATATACGTATTCCGCATCTACTCGTGATATGGGCAATACAAAGAACGATGATGAATTCTTGTCTCATTATCGTTTTCTAGTTAAAGAAATATTCCGCGTAACTAAGCCAGGCCGATTGACTAGTTTCCACTGCATGAATCTTCCATCGTTCAAGGGATCTCACGGTGAGATTGGCTTGCGTGATTTTCGAGGCGAATTAATTAGGATCCACGTTGAAGAAGGATGGGTATACCATTCGGAAGTCTGCATATGGAAAGATCCCGTGGTTGCTATGCAGCGCACCAAAGCTATTGGTTTGTTGTGGAAACAATTGAAGAAGGACTCATGCATGAGTCGTCAGGGCATACCAGATTACCTAGTGACATTAAGAAAGCCAGGAATCAATGCTAATCCGGTCGAACATGATCCAAAAGATTTTCCCGTTCTTGAATGGCAAAAAATCGCATCGCCTATTTGGATGGACATTAATCCATCAAACACACTACAGAAGGCCAGCGCGCGCGAAGACAATGACGAAAGGCATATTTGTCCATTGCAGCTTGAAGTCATAAGGAGATCGTTGCGAATGTATAGCAATCCGAATGATCTTGTTCTATCGCCATTTGGCGGCATTGGATCAGAAGGTTATGTGAGCTTGTCAATGGATCGTAAGTTTATTGGAATTGAACTCAAGGAATCTTATTGGAAACAAGCATGCGCCAATTTGAAGAATGCAATAAAAACAAAGTCTAAAGGATTGTTTGATTCCATCGATGCGGAATTAGATTTAATCGAATGTGCTGCTTCCGATGAGTCAGAGTAAATTTACTAGCCTCATTGAATCCGCCACCAATATCCTGATCGGGTATTGGTGCGCGGTTCTCACGCAATTAATCGTTTTCCCTATAATGGGAATTAATGTTTCGCTGGACAAAAACCTGATGATAGGATTGGTTTTCACGCTGATCTCATTATTGCGTAGCTATGTGATCAGACGTGTTTTTAATCGCTTTGGATGACATGACATGACCGATGATCAAATAAGAATAACCTGCAAGGCCGCGCTAATCTATCGCCCAAAACACGAAGCGCCAGAAGATTGGGTGCAGATTGTTTTGCTCAATATCATCAAACGCATTCACAAATATAATCCGGAAATTGCGGCATATTCAACGTGGGCATACCACATAGTTCGGCGCCTAAAATTCCATCATATTAGAATGCGCAAGCTCAAATACATTGTCACAGTAACGAGTAAGCTGAATGAAAACCACAAGATTGATGAGGACGAAAACAACATCAATAGCGTGGTATCCGATGTTCGGCGCGCTGTTAACAAATTACCAAAGGATTGGCGGTTTATCGTCAATGCTACGCTCAATGGCTATCAACCAAAAGAGATTGGCGCGGATCACGGCATGAGCCGTCAGAACGTCGAGGTGAAGTTGCGTCGGGCATACCAGATGTTACGGGAACATCTGTTTGATTATTCTGAAATGATGATAAGAGGATGACATGGAACTTAGACCGTATCAGCGGGCAGCATGCGATAGCGTGCATCAATTCTTTATTGACCATGGAGCGGATGTTAACCCTTGCGTGGTCATCCCTACCGGCGGCGGTAAAACTCCGGTTATGGCGATGTTGTGCGCAGAACTCATAGCCGATGGCGCGCGTGTGCTGGTCATGGCGCACGTTAAGGAACTGGTCGAGCAAACATACCATCGATTGGTATCGACTATGCCAGAACTTCCAATCGGCGTATATTCGGCGGGGCTCAAACGTCGTGACGTAAACAACCAAATCATCGTTGGTAACGTGCAATCAATTGCAAAAAAAATCAACCAGTTCGGGGTAATTGACTACATATTTGTTGACGAAGCGCACCTAATCCCGCACGGTCAAGATGGTCAGTACAACATGATCATCGAGGCTATGCGCCAATCCAATCCATCGCTACGGGTTGTCGGATTTACGGCAACTCCATATCGGCTCAAGGGCGGGGTAATATGTGCCAGTGATCACATTTTAAACAAGGTCAGTTATGAGATTGGCGTATCTGATCTAATTTATCAGAAGTATTTATGTAAGCCGATTAGCAAGCATTCGGTGAACACTCCAGATCTACGCGGCATTAAAACCATACGTGGAGATTTTGCGGAAGCGGAACTGGCCGAACGCATGATGGAAAACAATCTGGTAATGCTGGCGTGCCTTGAGATTTTATCTAAAACTCAAGATCGCAATCATGTTTTGCTGTTTGCCATCACGCTAGCGCATATGAAATGTGTGGCAGAAACTCTTAGATCAATGGACCTTAAAGCGACGATTGCGACTGTTGATGGCACTACGCCATCGGCGGAGAGATCGTCGATTCTACAGGCATTTAAGGCGGGCAAAATCAAATATCTGGTCAATGTCGGCGTGCTGACGACTGGATTCGACGCAACGATGATTGATTGCGTGGTGTTGTTGCGTCCAACTCAATCCCCTGGCCTTTATTACCAAATGGTTGGCCGTGGTTTCCGATTGCATGCAAACAAGGCTGATTTTCTTGTGCTTGATTTTGGCGGCAACATTCGACGCCATGGACCGATTGACCAGATTCAAATTAAACCACAGAAGGAAGGCAAGGGCGGGCCGCTAACAAGGTCATGCCCGGATTGCCAATGCGAAGTTTCCATCACTCAACGGGTATGCCCACATTGCGAATACGAATGGCCAGCAAAAGAAGGTAAACTTCACGACGCAATCGCTGAGGATGAGGTCGATATTTTGGGTAAGTGTGCCAAAAAGAACGCGGATTACGATGCCGAATATGAGGTGAAAGAAACGACATACGATATTTATGTCAAGAATCATCCGGGCGGGATATTCAACGGTCTCCAGATCGCACCATACCGACAAGAAAAGCTTAGGATTAATTACCACACGACATGCGGCAAGACTGTTCGAGAATGGCGAACGCTCCACCAGTTAAAATCGTGGTGGAAACGACGAACAAATTCTGATTTTCCTGACAATATTCAAAATGCGTGGGAAGAATTACATTATCTCAATGATTTTGAATTGTCTGAAGAATATCAAAATGACGAAATATATTTTTACGATACCGATGCCATTCGAGTTAAAACAACAATGGGCAGATGGCCAGAAGTTGTAGATTCAGCAATTGGCCCTAATATTATTTTTCTTAATACCCGTTATATGTCACAGGATTGACTGACGACACGAAAGGAATTCGACAATGATGCTGGAAGCCGCACTCCGTTACGCTGGCCATGGATACCCTGTTTTTCAATGCGCACCCCACGGCAAAACCCCGCTAGGCGGTAACGGTCATCTCGACGCAACAACCGATCTTGACCTCATAACGGAATGGTGGACCGCGACGCCAAATGCAAATATCGGCATATCAACAACCGGCTTGCTAGTCGTCGATATTGATGGCGAAGACAACCCGTGGCCGGGGTATGGTTGCGATGATCTTGGAGTAGGCGCAGCCGCACGAACGCCAAATAATGGGCGGCATTTTTGGTTTAGGCAACCCGCTGGCGTGGCGTGGCGATCAACCGCCAGCATGCTGGCACCTCGAGTCGATACCAGGGCCAACGGCGGCTATATTGTTGTTGCGCCATCGAGATTACCAACCGGGTTATATTCGTGGGTTGATGACGCAAGCCTATTTGATATGGATTTGTTGCCATTGCCGCCGCAATGGCTCATCACGGCATTATCTCCAGTCAATCGGCAGGTTGTGCCATCAATGCCAGATGGCAACGTCATTATCCAGGGATCGCGCAATACCGCACTTGCTCGAATGGCTGGAGTCATGCGCCGCGCGGGCATGACGCAAGCCGGTATTGAGGCGGCATTGATGGCCGAGAATCAACGATGTTCGCCGCCACTACCACGGGATGAGGTCGTCCGGATCTGCACCAGTATCAGCCGCTATAACCCTGACGATATTGCGGTTGCCATTGTCGAGGATCATTTCAGTCAAGACGGCATTGAGATTGAGGACCAATTTGCGGTCGAGGATCCGGGGCCATGCCCTGAACACCTATTGTCAATTCCCGGTTTTGTGGATCGTGTCATGACCCACACAATCGCAACAGCACATTATCCGAATCGAGCCCTAGCATTCGGCGGAGCCATCGCCGTTCAAGCGTTGCTGGCTGGCCGCAAAGTATGCGATCCATACGGAACACGCGTCAATCTATACGTTGTTGCGCTGGCCAATTCTGGAGTAGGTAAGGACCATCCGCGTAAAATCAATCGGCAAATCATGTCGAAAATTGGTGAAGGCAAATGGGTTGCCGACCTGATCGCATCGATGGAAGGGCTCGAGGATCGCCTACACGCGCAACCATCCATGTTGTTTCAAACGGATGAATTCGACCATTTTCTTTTGCAAATATCAAAAGGCAAAGAGATTAGATACGAACAAATCATGGCAAGCCTGATGCGGTTTTTTACTACGGCAAGCAGCACGTATTCCATGCGGGCCAAAGTAGGCATGGATTCGCTCGAGATTGTCCACCCGAATTTGTGTTTGTTCGCAACCGCCATCCCAAAGAATTTTTACGAATCGCTCAACGCCAAAGTTATGTCCAATGGCGGGCTATCTAGAATGTTGATTCTCGAGGCCGGAAATAGGGGCCAGCGGGGTTTAGGTCGTCATGTTGATATCCCAATCGAAATAATCGAAACCGCCGCGCATTGGAAGGCTTTAGGAGGAACGCAAGGCAACCTGGCTAACGAGTTTCCCATCCCGTTGGTAGTCTCGATCACGCCGGAAGCAACCGACATAATTAACCAATCTCGAGACTACGCCGACGAACAATATCAAATAGCCGAATCTGCTCAAGACGATACCCGTATGAGTATCTGGTCTCGAGTCGGCGAGAAGGTTCACAAATTAGCATTACTGCACGCATGTTCAGCGGATTATCGCAACCCAATTATTGATGTTGCCGCCGCAACATGGTCCACACAATTTGCCGATTACCAAACGCGCAAAATGTTATCCAGCTT